TTCAGAAAAGGGAGACTTTGATTTAGTCACTTCGCCTCTTTGTCTTTTTTTACGAGCAGCACAATGAGATTTTTGAGAAAATCCTTTTGGACTATCACAATCAATTGATCTTTTATATTTTTTAGACCAACTCATTGAACTACAAGATTATTCTTTATTATTTAGAAAACCTTGCTTGAGTAATTTTGATAATTCGGATGTTGACCCAACAAAAACTGCATTATTTGTCACATTATTAGTTGTCTTTACAGATTCATCTTCAACATCTTTGAGTTTTTTCTGCAAATCTATAAGTTTATCTGTCACATCTCCAACACTCTTAATTAACTGTCCAGCAACTTCGTACGCTCTTGGACTTCCACCTTCTCCTGCAAGCTCCATTATCCCATTAATTGCTTCTTGCCCCTTTTCAATTAAGGAGTATAGATTTGCTCTGGTGTATTCATAATCTTTTTGAATATCATCCACTTTTAAAGGAGATATCTTTAAATCATCTTTTACCTTTTCTACTTCAACAATATTACTTTCAATATTAAGAGCAGAATCTAAACTGTCAAATGTATTACTCATACTAGGTTAAATATCCCTTTGTTGTGTTGGACTATAAGTTTTAGAGTCCTCAAAACTTTGCCAAGTTTCATTAAACCCAAAGTCATCATCTGGATTTGCATCAATAGGATCTGGAGTAAGTGTATATCTCATCTCTCTCTTTGCTGTTGCAATATCTGTTGAATTATAGTAATCAACCTGAACCTTACGAATAAGACCATCTGTAGAATCTGCAATAGGACCAAACAGATATGTTTTTACTGTAAAGTTAAAGGTATAAATTAATATTCTTCTTGTTGAAAAGTCTCCTTCATAATCATCAGTAAATGATACATTATCCAAAACGATGGGAATATCTCTTTTTTCTCCAATAGAATCAATCAAATCTACTGTTAGATTGAATGATGGTTGAAAATAAGGTAGTATTTGTTCAACTACTTGCAGGGCATCATCCTGCAATTTTGTCATTACATTTAATTGAAATCCAATGTTATATGGAACTGGTAAATAAACTTTTTTTAAATTTGTCCCATCAGATGCTTTAAATGTTTGAGTAATATTTGCTTTCCTAGTCGCATCATATTGAATAGATGTCATCTCAAATGCCATTCTGGGTAATGTAATGGCAATTGGTTTATTTAATTCTGGTTGCTGTTGGATTCTGGCAAGAAATTTTTGAATTGGACCATATGCCAAAGCAACCTTCATTTCACTTATACTATCACCAGTGGAATCTTTGTGCCTTATGTAAATATCATTGAAAACTGTTCCAAATGCAATGACAGTTCTTCTGATAATTTCATGATAGTAATATGTTCCAAGCATTAGAATGTACCAAATGGATTTGATTCTGAAAAATCTACGATGCCTTCGGCTGCGTTTTCAATTTCTACATTTTCACTATATTTATCATATTGGTCCCATGTATCATATGATTGGACAGAATAAATTGCACTTGACGCAGATCCAACAAGAATTTCTCCTGGATAAAATTCTTTTGTTGCAGCATTATCTACAAAAGACACCTTAAGAACTCTTGTATCAAGATCCCACGATTTGACTCTACCACGAGTTCCAGATATGGATCCAAATATTTCCTCATTGAAAATATAATTACCAATTCCGGAAAGAACTGGTGGGGGTGCAATTGTTACGGTTGGTGCAACTGTATAACCAGCACCAGGGTTTGCTATTCTCAAAGATGCTACCGTTTGTCCGGTACCTACAATTGCAGTTGCTACAGCAGTCTCTCCGGCACCTGTTGGTCCACTTATTGTTACTGTTGGTGAAACAATATACCCAGATCCAAAATTAACCATTGTTAATGTGGAAATGCCGCTCTGGGTGGTTTCGATTGAGCATGTAGCTGCAGCACCAACGCCACCACCGCCCGAAATCACAATAGATGGTGCAACTGTATATCCTGCTCCCGCTGAGATTAAAACAATAGATTCTACAGATTTAACTCCACCTCTACTTGTGGTAATTGCCACTGCCCTTGCAGTTATTCCCCCAACCGGTGCTGATGTAAATTCAACCGTAGGTGTAGAAGTATAACCATATCCGTCATTATTCAAAAAGACTTTACGAATATATCCAGTTGCTAATGTAGCACTAGCAAAGGCTGTAGATCCTGCTCCAATAAGTTGTAAAGTAGTAATATACCCTTCATCTTTAATTTGACTATCAATTTCTTCAATGGTAGTATCAATAATTTCATCCTCATATTCAAACAACTCACACTTTAATTCATACATGTAAAGTTTTCCTAGTTGGTAAAAATTAACCTCATGCTCAACAAATTTAACTTCGAATAATCTTTGCCCTAAAGGAAAATAAACCAAATCACCTTCTCTTGGTCTAGATGCAAGAACAATTTCATCATCATCAGACGCTTCTAAAAAGGGCGCTATGAAATCTTCAAATCTTTCTTTTGAAATTACTAAACTTAATTCATCTTTCAAATTTACACCAAATTTTGAAAGAATATCTCCTTGACCACTATATCCATCATAATTATTAATATATGCTTCAATCGCATAATTATCATCAAATTTTGATGATTGAATTTCCCTAATTATGGTTTGCTTTCTGACAAATTTTCTAGGAATGTAGATTACATCTACTCCATAAATTTTTAACTGTTCATTAATTAAATCTTGTACAAGCCTTTGTTCTCCTGCAGAACCTTGTAAAAAGAAAGGATTAAGTGCCATTATTATCCAATAAAATCGTAAGGTGGAAGTTCATAATCCATAGACATTCTTTGCATTATGTCTGCAATTTCTCTTTCAGCGTCTTCATAAATTTCTCTACCATTTAATTCAATTCCACCGGGGAGTTTGACTCCTCTGAATTTAATTAGATTTTGACCCCATTGTCTTTTTATTAGAGCAGTTAAGTATCTCTTTAAAAAACTATCATTGTAAACTTTAGTAAACTCATTAGGATCTAAAATTATATAACAATCAATAATAATATAATTATCTTTTGCTTTTGCAGTCCAATCTATATCTAAATACAATCTATTTTGTCTTTTATTATATCGTATCTGCTTATCTGGTGTAAGTAAGAAATCAATATCTTCCAGATATGTTTTAACCATAGAATACTGTAAAAGTTCAACCGAATTAAAATAATATAAATCATTTAAAAATAACTGATACTTAATACTAAACATTCCTGCAGAGATAGTGCTAGTATCAAACTTAAAAACTTTTTCAATTCCAATTATTGAGTCTGGTACTTGAATAAAATTGGAATTTTCATAAAAATTAAATGTAGTGGTTCCAATTCCACTGATATTAGCCGATCCCGTTGTGGTAACAATACCAGCACCTACACTAGGATCTGCTTGTCCCCTATTTAAGTCTTCTTGTGTAATTTTATACTTGAGATACATTCTCTCAACACCATCAAAATGCCTCTCTTGAAAGTATTGGAGCGCATCATCAACTAAATCATCGATCTGGTCGTCATCAACGTTAATTTCCAGTACAGGTGCTCCTAATCTTCTTAGGCAGTAATCAATTAATTGTTGTCTGGTTGCTGGTTTTGCCATTAGTAAGTACCCCCATCTATTGCATTTGACCAAGTAGGAATATTGCTATTATCCGTTGTCATTATATAGTTTGTATAATCTATTCCATTCTGTGGACTATTTGTAGAAACCATTAGTCCACTGGAATTGAAATATGGCATTCCGTTGGTATAATATGGTCCATAATATAATCCACCAGATACTGTGGCAATTCCAGATATAATCGCGTTTCTGGCAGTAAATTCATCAAACTTTAGGTCATCACTTACATATAAGTCGCCATCAACATATACATCACTTTTAAATGTTGTCAGACCTACAAATGTAGAAACCCCCGTTACATTTAAGTTATTGACGGTGGCAATACCAGTTACATTTAAATTGAATAATGTAGTAATTCCAGTTACTCTACCATTTCTAGCGGTAAATTCGTCAAATATTAAATCATCACCAACTCTTAAGTCTCCATCAATAAAGACATCATTTTTAAAAGTACTTACGCCAACAAAAGTAGATATGCCACTTACATGAAGTTCTCTTATAGAACCAATGCCACCAATTACATTTTCTGCAGTTACGGCTCTACCACCAGCTGATCCGGAAATGCTAGAAATTACTTTTACGGCATTTTGTTGTCCAACTCTAACTTTGATATCGGACATTAGCGAGTAACTCCTTCTGTTACGATAACCATTCCTTCAATTACTCTATTCTTGACTCCAAATTCATCCGTAATTACAACATCATAAATGTATCTTCCTGCCTTTAAATTAGTAGTTTGTGCCGAAGTTAAACGCAGTAAAATTTGACCGATTGTTGGAGGAGATTCAATACTTGCGGTAAAGGATGTTGAAGTAGTACTCCCAGCCCATTTTCTCATTTGAGCCGCTACGGTATATCCGGTCAAGTCAAAAGCAGAATTTGTATCGGATCCTTCTAAAGTAAACGATTGACTGAAATCGGCTCCAGAATTTACGACTAGATTATTTACATATACTGCAGCCATTTATTCTTTTAAGCTCTACTTTTTATTTATATTTCAAGTGCTCCCAAAGATTGAATAACTTCTTGTTGCTTCAAATACAACTTGCAATATAATTTTGAAAAATTTTTAAGTTGCTCATGATTCAGTTCATCAATAGTACGTGAATGTTTTTCATACTCAAATAATTTATCTATAGTATTGAGAGTAATTTCATTTGGATCCATTAATGATCTCCTTTAGTAATGACTTAATTTCATCAATATCTTCCTTAATTTTATTCAATTCATTTTTTTGCGATTCTCTATTGTTTAAACTATTTACATATTGATTATATGCATTACTATCACAATTTAGAATTGCTCCAGAATTTTCATCACGATATAGATTTGGGTGACCTTTCACTGGTATCATCATCTGATTGCAATACCTCTCAAATCTTTAAATCTTGGTGGATATGCTTGATTTGTAGATGACATTACAATTTTAATTGTGAATCCATTAAATTGGTCAAGATTATTTGCAGAAAATTCATATTCTAAGAATTGATTCTGATTGCTTGCTGGTACAAAAATGTCTGGTAATCCGCTATTATTTGCTGGGTCTACGACATCTGGATATCCATCATTATTGTTGTCTATTGTTAGATTATCATATCCTGGGAATAATTCAAATGATTGTTCGACTTCACTAGAATCTGCCCTCAATAAACTATAAAGAACTCTAAAATCTGCAGAAAAATGTCTATATGCAGAAAGAATAACCTTAAGCGAAGTCGCTGGTTGAGATAACCTTACTGTATTTGAAATGTATATTGCAGCATGTGGGTCATCAAGGATAGAATTGACTCTACCATCTTGTTGATAATTGCTTATTGGAGAATTGATTCTATTGCTATGAAAATCAGTAAATGATGTATCTAAAAATATTTGCGGAGAAACATATTTATTACTAGTGCGTAGTGTAATTGCTGTTGTAAATGATTTGTTTCTAGGTAAAGAAGTTAAGAAAGTATCTTCGTTTACTTTTGATGCAACTATTCTAGACGAGGAAAGGGTATTCAATGAATTTATCTGAATATCTTCGTACCCTAAATCTTGGAAAGAAACTTCATTTCCGCTAACACTAGTGCCACTAACTGACCTAATTTTTGCCAATACAGAAGTTTCTGCTCCTGGAGTTCCAATATCATAAAATGGAATAATTGCATCATATTGTATATTTTCTGATGCAAAAACCTTAGACCCCCCAGAAGTCAGTTCTGAAGAGAATGACAATTGTGGATATCCTGTTGGTGTATTGTCGCTATTTCTATTTACTCCATTAGAAGTTCTATCAATTTCAATGTAATAACTATCAATATCTAATCCAGTATCACTAATATCATGTGTTGTATTAATTCTTCTGAGTGATACACCATTGAATTCATACTTATATACAGGAGTATTCGTGGAGTGTGGAATAGAAAGTGTTGAAGACTGTCTCCTAGTTACAGTTTCTAGAGTGCCGGACCCAATACTCTCATATTTAATAATTTCATTTTCAATAATAGCATATCCAGGATTTGTGCCGTTAACGGTTTTTCCTTCAAATGTTACAAAGTTTGCGGTGCTTGCTATAGAAATTGATGTTGAAGATGCTGTTATCGACTGAGAAAGCGTAGTAGATTCGGTATTTGGAGTGACTCCACTAATCGAAACTTTATTATTGGTAGCATACATTCCATGATTAAAATGGTTTAATTTGGCAAAATTTCCACTGTAAATGGAACCAACTGGCGTGGAGCTTCTAACAAATGTTGCTGCCAGAGAAACTGAATTATTAGATGTATCAAAGTAAACCAGACTTGCAGTGCCACCTGAAGTAAACGATTCTCCTTGAACGTTACTTAGATAAAGAGTGTCAATACCATTGTTATTTCCAGTAATTGTAATTCTGGCATCCCTACCACTATTACTTGAAACTGATGAAGTTACAATTCCGACGACATCACCTATTGCATATCCATTTCCGGGAGTAACAATTGACGCTGCAGTAATTGCCCCAGATGAAGCAGTTATATTTAATGTGAGACCAGAACCATTTCCAATAATATTGTATGTTGAAACATTTGTATCAGACACATAATTTGACCCTGCAGTGGTAACACCAACCGAAGAAGCTGAGCATCCAGTGCCAACAATATAACCATAGTTATATGTTTTGGTACTTTCACCAACTTTTCTTCCAGTGGTTAAAATTCCCACCATGGTAGAATTTGTAGTTGTTGTAATACCAATATTCAGTTTTCTGGGAAGAACTGTAAGTGGATTATTTTGTAAGTTTGAGATATATCCATTACTTTCATTAAGTGTAGGATTATAAAAATATGCAGTAGATGCTGTGTTGGTAACAAAATTTGCTCTATGAAGAGTAAATTTCATATCTTGATATTGGTCTGCAGTCCAAATGGATCCATTTTGGGACTTAAACAGACTTCCCATGGCAAACTGTTGCGTATATACAACTGCCTCAGAATCTGGAAGATTTGTTGATTGAATTGTTTTCTTGCCCATTTCGGCAATGAAGACTTCATATTCAATACTTTCTGGAGCTAGCAATACGATTGCATATTCTAAACCAGGTGCCAAATAAATTGGATAATCAAATATTGCTTTTGTTACTGCTGTTGCATCATCTGAAGTTTGAATCTGATCTGGTCTAAGAGTAACTGGATTTCCAACTACTGTTGTTGTAGGTGTACCTAACTCAACGGTCCTTATTTCTACTGTAAGCGGATTATTTCCACTATCTTTTTTGTAGAAATACAAGTCTACTTCGGTTAAAAATCCACCATCCTGGTCAACTGTAAAAGTTTGGGCAAGTGGGTCTTTTCCCCCACCTCTATCTTGTTGTGGAAACTGAGTTTGTTCAAAATTTGTTGTTACTCTTGTTATATTTGTAGTAGTTAAACGAGTATTTGTTACTGTTGTTGTATTTGTAATTGTTGTCTCATATAATTCTAGAGTTCCGTCTGAGATATAATTTGTTTCTGCAGATGAAACTGTAGTACTTCCTGCAACAGCAGCTTCATTTGTAGGACTAGATGTAATTTTATATGTTTTATTTCCAGTATTAATTTTTACATCTGGTGCAGGATTAGTATTAGGATCTCTAATAAAGAAAGATCCAATCAAATCGCCATAATTATCAGATATCAATCTGAGGTCCTTTACATATGCTATAGCACCACTTGTTTGTCCAACAAGTTTTGCACCTTTTACCAAATATCCAGAGTAAAGACCTTGTGCCTCTTCTGATATAGAATATGTGTCAAGGTTTAAAATCTTCGATGATGCGCTATATGCATCTGGAATTGACTCTGTTCTAAAATATGGATTTGTTGTAAATTTAGTTGTTGGAGAATTGAAAGGACCAATTTTATGAGATGGCATTGCCACTCTAAAAGCAATTATCTTATTGTTTTGATTATCGTAACCGATTACCGTTTCTCCAATCGTAAATGCAGATGATGCTCCATAATTTTCTAATGATTCACTGTTGGCGATTTCAATTAGTTTAGGAATAAAATCTACAGATCCATTTCCATCTAAGAATTGATAATATCTAGTATAAGGTTTCAGACTAGTAATTGAAAATTCAGTATTTCTAGATCTCATATACTCTTCTGCACGCGCTTCTACTAATCTTGTAGAGCTAGTGCTTCTAGTAGATGAACTGCTAGATTCAGTTACAGTTTGAGAGAATTCTGTTGAAAGTTCAGTTCTACTTGCATTGGCACCATTATCAACTGTAACTGTCCTGTCACCCAAAACAGTATTGTCTCTTTCAACTAAAACAAAGTCGGTTACCGATATTGTTTTATTTGGTAATTGTACAGTTCTAACCCAATTATCTCTATCTGGAGATAATTTAATAGATCCTTTATATGAAATTACGTGAAATGGATTAACATTTTCTACCTGTGTTGCAAGTGGTTGATTAATCCACTTTTCGGAAGTATATTTAAGAGTTACAGTGCTTCCTGTCTTTTGCACATTAGAATCTATCAGAGCATAATTAGTTGATAAATCTACCTCTTCATCGGTTATATTCAGTGATGGTGCAAGGTAATTTTTAAGGCTATTGCGAGCAATAATCGGTCTCATTTCTTGCAGTTCTGGGTCAATCTCAAGAAGTGAAAGATTTAAATTAACTCTTTCGTAGTCTTTAAAATCATCTACAAAAAATCCAGTTTTAAATCTATTAAATCCCTGAGAATCTTGTATTTGAAGAGTTTGTGTACTTAATTCTAAGAGCGTTAGCGAAGTTACTCTCTCTAGATTTTTAACTCTATTTTCAATGAGACCAATGTCTCTCATTGTATATCTTCTGTTATCAACAAGTGATAATGTTGCATTATTTGGAGTATAAAGATAAGGTGGCAAACTAATAGTCGCTATCTCCATTACATCATCAATTTTAATCGGAGATTTTGGATTTGAAGATGAATTTCCTTGAATATAAACAAACTCACCATTTTTGTTGAGATAAATTTTATCTATTCTTCCAATATAATAATCGTATCCAATAATCGTGCTTTCATTTGGCGTTAGATTTAGTTTAATAGAAGAACTAAAGTTTCTATTTGAAAAATCAAATGGAGAAGATGCTGCTCCGGAGAATACTGAAACTCTGGGTCTAAAATCGAGTGTATCTGATGCTCTTAGATTTTTATTGCCGATTAAAGGTACGTCATTAGCAAACTGCTCTTGTTTGTAACTTAATACTGTAAATACATCTCCATTATCTGTAGATGGAACACTGAAGTAATCAAAAACGACTAAAATCCTTCTAGAAGGTTCTGTTTCACCTTCATTTCTAACAATTCTAGAATAATCATAGTATTGTTCTTTTTGCCCCTTGTCTAATTTAAATCTATTTGTAATATCGTTATAACTTCCCGAAGTAATAAAATCAATTTCTCCACTAATATTCGATTCTTCGAAAGTAACATTTTCATTAGTTAAGAATCTATTTGAATTTAAATAGATTACGCCAACACTATTCGTGGATCTTGTAACCACTCTAGCTACACAACCACTTTCTGATCCTATAATGTTTTCACCAATAATAGCATTTCCCCCAATATTCAAAACACTGCTGAAGGATACACTATCCAAAGAGGGGTTGGAAGTGTTTAAAGATTCATAAACTGCTAAAACTTTCGCAACATCTGGATAATTAAGAGAAATTTCTTGGTCCTGCACTCTCAGACCATAATATGGATTATATTGAAGACCATCATTAATAGAAGTGCTGATTCCACTCCCGGACTCTAGATATTTTGAATAAATTACATTAATTGTTTGACTTCTATTATACTGCTTTTCTTTACTTTCTACTCCATTTTTAATAAAAGTTGCATTGATTGACGATGTTGTTTTACCTGACGTGAGATTTGATAAAGTAACCTGATTATTAGATAATGAAAATTCGTCTGCTGTTAAAGATTGTGTTGTACCATCGGTATAATGAACTGAGTAACGCTCTTCGTCAAATCCTTGAAATAAAGCAGTCGTTAAACCGGATGGTAATGAGAAATCGGATACTGATAAAACGATGGGGCTGCTTGATGATTTGGCGCTCGTCGATTGAGCACTAAAGGTTAAGATGGAATCGTTTAAATCTATAGATGATAAATTTGAATTTGGAACTTCCGCATACAAGAATCCTTTTTCAAGATTATTAATTGTTGGAGCTCCAATACTGAAAGATACATTTGTGGAGACACCAATAGATCCATCACAAACTCCACTAACACTTGCAACACTTGCAACTGTCATGGAAGATCCTGTTAAACTAACGCTAGTAACTCTGTTAAAGTTTTCTAAAGACCCTGTTGATGTTTGATATCTAATGATACTTCCGGGTTTGATTGAATTGAAAAATTTTCCTGGAGAAGTTACAACACCACCAGAAGTAATATTGATTGTATCGGAGGCATTAAAACCGATTGGTAACTGTTTTGATAAAACCGAATCTCCTATAAATGAAGTAGTAAATCCAGAAACTGCGGTAGATTGATATACTTGTTTAATATCCTGACTGTCATATACTGTAATATTAGTAATCGATCTAGGATATAATTCTAGTCCATTGATGATAATTTGTTCACCCTTTATAAAATTACCAGAAGTTTGTCTTAAACTGACAGTTGTTGTCCCATCTCCAGCAGAAACTGCATATCCACTTGCGCCACTACTTTTTCCTTTGATGAATGATGTTGCTGGTAATTGAGATATAGATAGAGCTTGGTTTAAAATTAATGTTGTATATGTTTGAATATCATAAAGATATAAGTCCCAGTTTGTAGATGCTGAGGAATAAGCGGCATCTGTTAATCTGAAATTATAAACCCTAGCATCACCAATTTTTGTTGTAGAGCTTGGATTTCCGGATGCACTTCTTCTAACAGAGTGTAGTTCTAACGATTGATTTTGTTTTGGAGATCCGGTTATATTATTAATTCTCAGTAAATTTCCCATTTCAAATGGGATACTTACATTTTCTACATTTTGAGTTTCTCTGGGTTTTGATACGTCTAAAATAGTGGTGGAGATTTTTTCAATATCGTATCCCCTAACATATGCTTTGCCTGGAGATAATTTAACACACATTAAATTATCTGATGGCGTATTTCCGCTTTCAGTTTTTTGATTTTTAAAAAATAGACCATTATTTCCGAGTCTATTGTTTAAAGAGTCGTGTAAAGAAATTTTAAAAGGAGTTACCGAATAATTTCCGGATTCATCAAAAGTTCTTTGTGCCAAATAATCTTTAATTAATGAATATTGAGTATTTGTGTTTAATTTTTTAACCTGACCAACATCTATTCTAAGAAGTTCTATAAAATCTACATCAGTATCGACACTATCGATTGTTTTTTTGGTTAAGGACAAACCTATTTTAAATCTATCTGCTCCAGGAGCAGCATAGTTTGTAAATCCTTTTGCGTTATCATAAAGAGAATCATCTTCTTTTGCTGTTATGATTTCTTCAGATACTTTGAGACCTACTCTATATGATGGAGTATTTGTGTAATAGTCTAGAATAATTGTTTCTTTAGAAACGTTTACAAAAGTTCCTCTTACAAAATAGATTCCAGCATCGATGGAGACTGCAGATCCAATAGCAGTAGCATCAGTAGAAATTAAAGATGCAAATGGATTTCCTGCTACGATGGTTGTATTTCCATAAACCACATTCTCACTAGCAAATAATGATTCACCATCTTGGAATGGAGTAATTGCAAAACTTTCTCCAGAATCAATATATTTTACATATAATGTAATGTATTCTAAATTATTAACCGAATCGGGTACTTCAATTTTTTGAATAACTCCAGTTACACCAGAAATTTGTCCGGTAACTTTTTTACCTACAAATTGATTGATGTATAGTGAGATATTTACACCAAAATTAGTTGGGTTTAACTTAACCGCATTAAACTGCGAATCATATGTTAAATTGCCAGGAATTACTACAGATCCTTCTTTGAAAATATGACTACCGAAAGATTCAACTTGATTCTGTAATATTGATTGAATATTATTTAATTCTCTTGCTTGGACAGGTCTTCCTGGATTAAAAAGAACCTTGTAAAAGTTCTTTTCGGCGTCAAAATCATCAAAGTAGGGGCTTACATTTAAATTTGTTTTTTGTGCCATTGGTTAGAATTCCAGGATAATTTTAATGTCTTCTTTTTGTCTAACATTACGAGATACAAGAGGTCTATTGTCAATATAAATTATATCTCCTGTTTTTTTATTTATTTCAGGATTTGCAAGACCATTTGTAAATGTTACTCCAAGATTTATGATTGAATTATTTACTGTTGTAGTAATTCCAGAAAAGGAAGAAATTTGACCAGAAAAACCACTTGTTTCTCCAATTACATTTCCGCCGGTAGAACTAAAATTGATGTTTGAATTCCCCGATGTTGAAACCCCCACATAATCAGTTTGATCGTGTGTTGACCCATAATATAGAGATCTGTCTCTAAAATACTTTAAAACTTTAGTGTCAGAATCATACGACGCAACATATCCAACCGCAATTCCAGTAGAAACTGTTTGGTTAATTTTTTCTCCAACTTCGGGTAAAAAAGAATTAACCGAATCAAATTTCATTGCATATAAACCAGAAAATTCTCCGCCACTAAAAGTTTCTGTAGATATAAATGTTGTTGGATTTTTTAAGATTCCAATCTGACAAAACTTTGTATTTGTTGGAAAATCTCTAGTAGAATCATCAAATCTCGCATATATCATTACTCTATCTGCACCCAACTCTTTGTATAAGTCAAACCCATGCCCCCTAGAAGGAGGTATAATGGGGATTAATTTTGCGGGGTTACTGATAGTGCTTCCTGGTTGTAGAGGACCCAAATCGACGATTCCATACGTGTATCCGGTGCCTCCAGACGTTACTGTAGTGTCCGTAATTTCTCCATTGGCATTTGTTTGTACAAATACTCTCCCACCAGATCCATTTCCCAAAATATCAACTTCTCCAGATGCATAATTTGATCCTGCATTATCAATGTAAACTGTTTTAATTTGGTTGTTATTTAGTGTTGAGTCTCCATTCTCTCTCACTGCAACAATTTGAGAATCTGTAGAAGTATTCCAGTTATTTGGTAATGTTACATATTCTGTGGAGTCAAATTTTACAATATCTGCGGGAGAAACAGTAAATAAGTACTTCCAAACATATCCGTCCTCTCCGGTATCGGCTACTGTCGGTTCTAAGTCTGTAGAAGTTGGTTCATATTGTGACTGATTACCTGTTGTATTAATTCCGCTGGACCCATTTTCTATGCAAATATAAACATTATAATCACTATTTAATACGTAATATTCCGAATCATAAAGTCTAGATCTTC